AGGGTGTGGTGAGAGTCCCTATTGTAATAGGTGCCTTTCATACCGCTCTAGGGTTGACTTCCTTTCGGAGGAAAACACATCAAGAGGTAATCTTGGACTTAATCCAAGAGCTTCAGGCACTGTGGCTAGGCCTTCTAAACCAAGTGAAACAGCAATGTTCCAATTGGAAAAGACTGTCTGCCGTAGTGCGGATTTAACCTTTTCGTCAAAGGTTGCAGAAATTTCGATCAGTTCTTCATGATCGAAAGGTTCTGAAGAGGTATACACCACTTGGTGTAGCCTCTTTCTTAGGCCCATAAGGGATCCTAAGACTAGTTCAACGGGTTGGCATAAACCCATAGTCCGCTCAATCATGGTAACCAGGTTATCACCTGGAAGACTAAAATTGAGGCCAAAGGGCGAACAACAGTTCGCAACTTTGTCAAAGACTATCTTTTGCCGACTCGAAAGTAGGCAGCGGCTCTTCTTGCCCAACAGTCTACAGATATCGAGGAAATTCTCGTTAGAGATTTTTCTCCATTTCAGTTGTGGGATAACCCACTTCGAAGTGACAATCTTTCCTGCAAATTCCGCAAGGGAATCAGAAGAGATTGTTTTATCTGGTGACCAAGGACAAGCCATCCGTTCAAGCATGGCGATGTAATCAGTTCTGAGTTGTTCCTTCAGAATGACGACATCATCTCCAACTACAAAGAAGTCATTGTCGTGTTGACCATGATTCAAATGTAGAAGTAGAAGCCCATGTGTAAGGGTGAAAGATCCAAAACTCGGGAATAAACCCAAGGGTTGGCCTTTCGACCATCTAAGATCTCCAATCGGAGACTTCCACACTCCTCGGCTTATTTTCTCAAATAAGGAGAGGTGATTCCAATCTTCCTTGTGGATTATAGCCTTGAGGGCTGTCATCTGCAAAGAGAGAGGAAAGTGGTCTGTCGCTGAGGAGAGGTCGATAGAATGGACCTTACCGCCTTGCGAAAGGCGTGATTGGATGTGGGGAATTGCACGTGTTTGATCAAACGTACAATCCCAAGGTAGTGATTCGACTACACGATAAATTTCTAGGCCCAAAGGGCGTAGAGCTTCTTGGTGTATTCGAAGGGGAGAAGCTATTGATCGTAGCTTCCCACCAGGTTCTTGGAGGAAGTGAATTTCACCTCCATAAGGGATATACTCACTGTCTGTGGTACCATCGGTGTACTGATGATCCCGCATAGAGTTGAGAAATTCCTTGCGTTTACCAAGACCTTTCAAAAGAGGTTCATACCTCTGCGAGAAGTCACGGTAAAGTCTTAACCCACCAGAGGTCCAAAATATCAGCATATCCAAGATCTTTTGGTCCTGGGGAGTAGACGAACGCCCAAAGAGTCTGGGAGCCCTCTTATCAGGTGAACCCTGATAAGTCACTAAAGGACGAGGATCTTCCGATACTCGCCTTACGCGAATTGTAGAGGAGACAGTTTGGAAAAATGACCTGTGAAAGTCACTATCTAAACCGTCAGATTGTTGTTGGGGATTTATCCCTGAGAGGAATTTATCTTTCTGAGTCTCATTGAGACCCGGAAGGATGTAGAATGAGTAAGCCATAAAGGCCTGCACACATCTACTAAAATTCCGATCATTGATTAATGCCCAGCGAAACAATGAACCAATAACTCCATACACTTCACCTCGTCGATTCTTACGAATCCTCGAGAGGAGGGGCTGGTGATTACGGGTTCGAATGAGATCTATCTTTAAACTTTTCAGTTTAGAGATAGTCCATTCCACTCCAGAACAATTCTCCCACTTACAAAGTAAGTCGTAAAACGGCTTAACAGTGTATTTGGGAATGCCTATTACGAATAAGCGATTCTCAACACCCCCTTGACATTGCTGTAACAACAGCATAATCTTGGTCTCCTTCCGGAGATGGGATTTTGTCAAGGAGACGGCGAGTCTCCCTTAAGTCTTAGGCTGGCTCAGTGCCAGATGGTTTCTTTAATGTACCCTATGATGGCTAACAGTAATCCGATGGAACACCACCATCCTACTGTTTTCCACCTCTGCC